CGCGATGTGCTGGGGGCGGTACGGATCGAGGACCGGGAAGACGGCATCTATGCTGTGATGAAACGACCCGCCGTCGCGCTGTTGTCGGTAGCGGGTGTCTCTAGGTCTGGTAGCGGGGGCAGGATTTTTGACCTGGAGACAGCCGTGCTGCTGCAGGCGCACTAGTCGCTACTTAGATGGCCTGAGTCGACGCCGATACATCTGCATCGCGTCCTCCTGCCTGGCAAGATTCAGCCGCTCGACCGCGGCTGACACAGCCTCGATCCGCTCGCGCATCGTGGCGTAGTCGTCCATCACCTGCTCGAAGCGCACTCCCATGCGCGTCAATCGCTCCTCGGTCAGCGGGAGGATTCCGTGCCCCACAAGCCGTTCCAGTTCGGCGACCCGCTCGGACAGTCGCTCGTCGTACGCCCGCGCCTGATCCATCCGGTATTCGAGCTTCAGCCCCCAGGCGGTCCCGAGCCCGACGATCACCACCAGGAACGCAACATGGATTAGCCGGACCTGTCGCAAAAGCGCCTCGACCGGGAACAGCGGGGGCAGGGGGGGAAGCGGGACAGGGTCCGGCTTGCCCCCGATCGGGGTGTCCCGACCGGGCGGACTCATCAGACGAGCCCGGCGCCGCAGAATCGCGGGTGGACGGATTCGGGCTTGCCGAACACCTGCGACATATCGACCCGAGCGCCGTTCGCGTCGATCATCAGGCACACCCACTGATGCTGCGCGAGCAACCCCCAACCGTCGGACTTTTTGCCGGATAGGGTCGTCGCGCTTAGGGTCGGACAATTCGTTACAAACAAGGTTTTGGGGTTGGCTTCGTCCGCCCCGACGTCCGTTAAGCAAAGGGCGTACGGTATGAAGTCAATCACCGGGGTCGTCTGGACCTTTGCCAACCAATCAGGATCGATGCCAGCGTCCAAATACCACTTGAAGGGCTCGCAGATTCGGAACGTCGCGCGCCGGATCGGTCGCAGACAATACGCGCCCGCGCGGGTGGTGGTCCCATTCATCGTGTTGAATGCATCGTCGACCCCAATGGTGGCGTTGATGTAGTTATACATTCCCCCCGTGTCCCACTTCGGCGCCCAGGTCGTCGACCCAAACCAGAGCGCGGGTATTTCGGACCGCTCTATAACCTGCCCGTTAACTTCCAACTCGAAAACGACCCGCGCCCCGTCCGGTAGATCAGGCGACGACGGGTCCGCGTCGGTCGTCTCGTAAATCATGCGGAGCCCGGCGTAGAAATCATAACGGGGGTCAACCGCTAGAAACTGGAACCGCTCGGTTTTCGCCCCGCTATATTCGGTGCTTCCGATATCCCCCAGGGGGCGGCGATCCAGGCGGCGTTCGGTGATGGTATGCCGCCCGACCTGCGTGGTTATTTCATGCGTCAGCGCAATATCAAACACGCTGTTCGCCCAGGCAATGAAAGTTTGGTGGTGGCTATAGTCCAGGCGGTCCGTAGCCGTCACGCGCTTTTCGACGTCCCCCACATAGTCAATCATCAGGGTTGTTGCCCCGACGGACCCGGAGCCCGTGTAGTTCGCCTCGCCGACCACCTCGGGGGGCGGCGTCACCCCGCCCGGCGGGATCGTCCCCCACCCGGAACTTTTCGTCTGCCATCGCGACCCGGAGAACGAATAGGCGCCGACGACCGGGTCCTCGACCGTATGCGCGCACGACAGATCGGCCGCAATGTCGACATGCACGACGATCGGGGTTTCTCCCCAATCGTGCCACCGGGCGTCGCCGTTCCGATCATAGCCGAGCTGGCATTGGGCATGCACGACGGCCGACGCGCGGGTCGCCGATCCATTGAACCGGAACCGCACGCCGCGACTGCCAAACGTCGTGAAGCGGTCCACGCCTCCGTAGGCGGTATTCCCGACGCTTGGACGGGTGACGGATATCTGCCCCACCTGATAGATCAGTCGGGCATTGGTCGCCCATCGTTCGTTGGTATCGACCGGACCGTCGGTGACGTCGACCGCATAAAAGGCGGCGCCGAAGGTTGCCGTTACCCCGTAGCGATCCTCGCCCAGGGCGGGAATCACCGATTGGTCGATGACCAACAGCACATATTTACGCTCGGCAGGTTTCGGGTTGTCGGGCGTAGGCGCCGGCTTGATATGACGAATCGCCGCGCCCGCAACCGACCGATTGCCCAGCGACCCGGCCGGCTTGGCAAGCACGCGGCCGTCCAGAAAAACCGCCCCGGCGGCCGCCGCGGATCGCCCGTCGTACGTGATCGGCAATATGTTTGCCCATGAATAATCGCCGGTCCGGTTGGTACATTGCGATTTGAACCATGTAAAAAACAGCCCGCCCGAATTGGACGCGGGGTGCCCCCAGGTCAGATACCCCCGGACCTTGCCGTCGCGCCGATAAACCCAATCAAATTGCCCGAACGATCGCGCGCCGGACGTCGCGGCCGGCGATCCGCGCGGGGGCGAGCCCAGGGTCCACGCGCCGCTTTTTTGCCGCAGCGTTTGAAAGTCGGCGTAGTAGGTCGACCCAACCTTGGTTCGCGTGTATCCGGTGGGGGCGTCATCGCCGGCGAGGGCGCCACAAATGCCATGATCCCCGCCGCATTCCCGCGGATGCGACTCGAAGCCGATAACGGTCGGTCGGGTTTGGTCATGGTAGGCAAACTCCACGACGACCCGGTCGCCGACGTCGAAGGCGGCCCCGTTGCATTCCATGTAGCGGATCGGGACGTCGGACAGGGTCGCCTCCCGGTTCAGATCAATCTCGCCCTGCGACGACTTGGCGGCGTCCAGGGCGACCGTGCAGGTGTCGCCGGTCAGGGCGGTAATCTCGCCCAGGCGATACCCAGGGCGCCACTTTTCGACGGCCGGGAGCAGGGCTTGGTTAAAAAACCAACCGAACGGACCGGGGGCGGCCGCGACCGACTGTAACAGACCGTCCGCATTGCGGGGCTTTGCCTCGGCCGCGCGCGCCGCGTCCAGGGCGGCCGCCGCGACATCGTACGCTTCGCGGGCGGTCGCGAGGGCTTCCTGCATGGTCGCCAAGGATCCTTCCAGATAGGGCGTTTGCTTTTGGGCGGCGTCGAGCTGCCCCTGGACGAAGACAATTTCCGCCGGGGTGATGCCGCGGGGCGCGGGAATCGGGTTGCCGTCCAAATCTTCCAGATACCCGTATTCGTCGTCGGTTTGTTGCGGGCGGTCGATCAGGTCCGCCAGTTGCAGGATTAGCGCGCCGATCCGGCGTTGGTTTGCGTCCAGGGCGGCCTCGGCCGCGTCGACCCGTTCGACCGCGCGGACCGTTTCAATCTGCGCGGCGGATAGGGCGGTTATCAAGGCGGCGAACTGCTCGGCCGACGTATAGGCGGCGCCGCCATCGTACCCAGGGCGGACCAAAAGCGCGCCCGACTGGTGGACCCGTTCGCCCGGCGCTTCGATGGTCCCGACGACCCCATCCAAGTCGGTTGTCAGGTCCGCGCACCATGCGTCGACGGTTTCGTCGGCCGGCATTTTGCCCGTAAGCCATAGGCGGTCCGCTATCAGTTGGGTGCGTTTGTTGACTAGGTCGGCGAGCTGCATCCTGGCAATCCGGGCCGACTCGGTCAGCTCGGCCGACTCCCGCACGAGGGCGCCAATCGCGCCCAGGTCCGTTGCGCGGTCGGCCCACTCGGTTCGGTGGGCGTCGAGTCGCGCCTGGACCGCGTCCCGCTCCGCGGTCTTTTTGTCCACGTCCTCCTTGGCGATTGCCATCATCTGCGGGGCGACTTCGACGTCGTCTTTTTCCAGCGCTTCCAGATAGTCGAGGAATTCTTGGGCGATCCGTAGGGAATTTTCCGCGGCCTTCAGGTCGTCGCGATCCTGTCGGATCGTCGCGCCCAGCTCGGCATATTTGGCGTTGATCCGGCCGATTTCTTCATCGATCGCCGCGCGCCGGACGTCCAGGGCGGCCTCGTCGATTTCGATCTTTTCGGCGGCCGCCTGTATGTCCGCCTCGACCGCCTGAAGGTCGGTTTCAATCGATGCCAGACGGTCGACGATATGGCGGGACGATTTGGCGAGCCGGACCGAATACAGACCGTCGCCCTTATGCGCGAGGATCGTCGCCTTGCCCATGACTACGCCTCAGCGATGTCCATGTATGCGTTGGCGGCGTTGACGTTGTGGACGATTTCCCCGATGACCGCGGACCGCCCGTCGACGACTGCCGTGTCGCCGGGTCGCAGGTCGTTGTTGATCCGCGCCCGCCACCGATTCTTGCCGCCGGATATCGACCACGACGACACCCCGGCGACGATGACCGACCGCGGGGTCGTTGCGATCGGATCGCGGCGCCCCTGGACCGATACCGAGGACGCCCGGCCGCCATACGACGGCATCACCTGTGCGACCGTCGCCCGCGCGATTTCGACGACGTCGAGCCGGTCGTCGGTGTAGCGATCCCCGCGGGAGATGACAAGGTCGCCCCTGGACCGGGCCGCGATGTCCGCCGCATAGCGGCGGCCGTTGGGCACCGACACCTGAAGGTAGGACGACCCGTCGCGGGATAGGCGGGTCGAAAAGGACGCCATCGGGAGGACGATGTCGTCGACGCCGTCGGCCGCGCCGGTCAGGGTCAGGGTGTAGGTGGTCGCGGTAATAACCGGGGTCCAGACCGCGGAGCCCCGTTGCGCCCAAAGCTGCCACTGGACGATGTCGCCACCGTTAAGCGTGTCCAGCCCCCACCATTGGTCGCCGGGACAGTCACCCCATTCCGGGGCGATGGTCAGATAGGACCACGACCCGTCGAACTCTGCCCAATCGGGTATTTCGATTGCCCACGCGGCGTCATAGGTGGCGAGCCCGTCGGTCGCGCCGGTTTGGGTATGGCGGAAGCCGAGCACGACGTCGCGGACCGTCATCGTTTGGATTGCCCACGCCCAGGGCGCCACTACGTCGATCACGTGGGCCGGGACGTCGACCGCCCACCGACCGTCCGCCGGTCGGTCGGCGTAAGCCGTGACGTCGAGCCGCCAACGCCCCGAGAACGCCCGGTCGGCGACCGCATAGGCGCCAAGCGTCCACCGCTGATTGGCCGGATAGTCGCCCCACCCGGCGGCCGGGACTGCCCACCGCTGGTTCGCTGCGCGCCCCTGATAGATCGGGGCGGTGAGCGCCCAACCGTGCCAGACGACGCAATCCCGAATGGTCGCCCCAGGGTGGGCCCACTGTTGCACGACCGGGCGGTCCGCATAGGTCGGGGCGGTCAGTGCCCACCGTCCATTGGCCGGGCGGTCGGTCATCGCATAGGCGGAAATCCGCCAATGGACATTGCCGACCCTGTCCGCCATCGTCGGGGCAATCAACGACCATTTGCCCGACCCTACCCGGTCAGCGAAGGACGCGACCGCGACCGCCCACCGCTGGTTGGCGGTGCCGTTGGCGATGATCGGGGCGTCGAACGCCCAGGCGGAACCCGTAACGCGATCAGCCCAGGACAGGACCGCGAGCGCCCACCGTTGGTCGGCGACGCCGTCCGCGATTGCGGTGCCGTCGACGTCCCAGGCGGCCGCCGCGACATGATCCCCGAACGTCGGGGCGTCGAGCGCCCAGGCGGCGCCGACGACATAATCCGCGATCGCGTAAGCGTCCAGCGTCCACGCTTGGTCGGGCGACAGGTCGCCGGATGAATCGACCGCCGCAAGCGCCCAGGCGGCGCCCGCGGTCAGGTCGGCGAAGGCGAAGGCGTCCAGCGTCCACGCTTGGTCGGCGATTCCGTCGGCAATGGTCGGGGCGTCGACGCCCCACGCGAAATCTGCGGGGATTTGGTCGGGCAACTCGCCTACAATCGCCCACAATGCGTCGAACGGGGCGTCGGCAATCGTCACCCCGTCGATCGTCCACGAGGCGCCCGCCGTCAGGTCCGCGAAGGCGAAGGCGTCCAGCGTCCACGATTGGTCGCAGGATATCTCGACCCCAGGTTCGCGAAAGTCGATCGCCGGGTCCGGCGTATAGGCGGCCGCCGAGAATTCGAGGTCCGCGGCGGGGGTGTAGGACATGACTAGAGCGAGGGGATAAGCGGGCCGACCGCGACCGGCCGAATCATCCGGCCGATACAGGTCCAAACTAATCCGCCATCTTCAACGGTGTCGCTTTCGTTCGTCGGCCACGCCGGCTCGGATGATCCGGTGACGGGCAGGACAAAGGCTGATTCGGACGGCGTAAAATCTGCCGTGTAGCGAGCGATACCGACAAAAAGCAAAAGCTGGTCGATGTGACCATAAAACCCGTTTGCCGCCGACAGGTCCGCCCCGACATTGACAAAACCGGGCGCCGTTATTGGGTAGGGGTAAGTTCCGCCCGACCCACCGACCCCGTTGACGTAAATTTTTATGATGCCAGACGACCGAACCACCGCAATATGGTTCCAGGCGTTTGTATTTAGCGCGGCGGATGCGTCCGCCCGCGCCGCGCCCAAAGAATACAAATATGGCTTCCCGTCAGTCGTCACATAAAGGCAATATCCGGTGTCAGTACCCCCCGCGCGCGTGTCCCATATAGTCCGCTGCACGCTAAGGTTGACCGGCCGCACCCAGCATTCCAGTGTGAAATCGGCAAGTTCGAGTGATAACCCAGGGGCAACCGGCCCGCGGACGTAATCGCCCGACCCGTCAAAATAACCAGACGACGACCCGAACTTGTACTGGTCGGTTTTGATTTGGGCGTTGCCGCCCGCGGTCATCGTCAACCCGTATGCTTCGCCAAATGCGGTGGACGTATTGGCGCCCTCCATGGTCATTGCGAGCCGCAGACTCGCCGCGTCGGCGGACGCGGCCGCGCACTGGTAAACGTACGGATCACCGACCGGGTCAGCAGGAACGGCATAGTCGCCGGGAGTCCAGATGGTCGATTGCTTCCAGTTCGACCCCATCCGCGGGTGCGCGACGATCACAACCGCGTCGGCATAATCCGTATATGGAGCGGATTCTGGACAGCACGGCACCTCATAAGCATCGCCGGTCGCAGCGATTTGATTCAGCAGGGCGCCCGTGTTTAGTCGATGCGAACGAATCCTGAAATCGGAATGAGGGGTCGCTTCCGTCAGCGTCCCGGCAACATATCGCCCATAGTCGGGAAATGGCGCCGCGGGCGGGGTGTAGTTTGCGGTATAGCGGGCGACGCCGAGGGTGATGCGGAAGTCGTCAATGTACCCGTTCAAATACCGAGTCCAGTTGGCCACCGCTGGTTGTCCGCCGATTTGCGCGGCATACGACGGCGACCCGAGCGACCGACCGGACCCGCCAGAAATCGCCGACGTCTGGACCGTCCCGTCCAGGCATAAAATCAGGTCGGCCGATCCGGCCTCGCGACAGACCGCGACATGATGCCATTCGCCCTGGCTCACCGTCGTTGTCCAGCTCCCACTGATCGACGACCCCCCGTATTTATCCTCCCAACCGATCCCGGTCCCGGTCGTCGATCCATTGCCCGCGATTTGAAAGCTGAACCCACCGTAGCTTGCGGACATATTGGTCCACAGTTGGGCGTTTCGAAGGCTATTCCCGTCCGTCGCGGAATTTGCCGCGATGTAGACCCAGCATTCAATCGTGAAGGCGCCCGTCCCGAAGAACCAGTCGGCCGACGCGGCGACCTGTAGATAGTCGCCGTTTCCGTCGAAGTATGCCGACCCCGCGCCCCATTTCTTTTGTGCCGATGTCGCAATGACGTTTCCGTATTTTGAAACCGTCTTCCCCTTTCGATCCGTCATCGCGTAATCGTCGAGGTGCAACAGCAGGGCGACGTTTCCGAAGTACGGGTCGTTGGCTGGCATAGCGAGAACCCCGGTCCGGGCTTAGTACCCGGCGTTGATGGTCAGGGCGGACAGGTTGTTCGACGTCGACGTTACCGTCGCCGCCGGGACGTTTCGCTTTTCCCAGATCGCGTGCGACTGCCCCGCGTTCAACTGCCCGATCGACAGGGCGGACCCGATCGCGGACGGCGCCGAGAAGGTCACGCCCGCAGGGGCGGCGCCCTCGTTGGCGATGGTCGCCGCAACCCCGGTGGTCGATCCGTCGCCGATCCCGGCCGCGTCCTTGCCGATGCTGATATCGTCCGCCCCGGTCGTCTGTTGCGAAATGTAGATTTTCGCCCCGACAAACGGGTCGGTCGGGTGCGCGTTGTAGACGTAGAAACAGCGATATTCGACGTCGCCAGCATACGACTCGGTCTTCGATACGTCGTCGAACAACTGGTTGGCGAGCTGGGTGACGGTGATGGTGTCCGACTGATTGCCGACCGGGAGCGATGCGTCGGTTACTGTGACGAACAGGAACCCGGCCGATCCGGGGATCGCGTACCGCCCATCACCCGATATTGCGACCGCGGCGCCGGCCGATCCGCCGTTCGGCGCCCAGGTTAGCGTTTTGCCCGATGCGGTGAAGGTCAGCGTCCCGGCGCCATCGGCCGATCCGGGGGCGTCGTCGACGACAACCCCGGTGATGTTGCTGATACCCGTTCCCGACTTGGATAGGATGCGGTAAGACGACCGGACCCCGCCCAGCGATGCGTTCGGGTCCGAGTTGGACGCGCCGCCGGACAGTCGAAGTTCGAGGTAGGCGAGATTGTTTGCAGCCATGACAGACTCCTAAATGCTCAGTTTTTGGGATACCAGAAACCGGAGCGACGCGGTCGCGCCGGCCGGGCGGAAATAGTCGACGACGCCGCGAAACGCCCCGTACCGCGTTGACAGGATCAGGAGCGGGTAAAGCTGCACTAGGCGCATGATCGCCGCCTCGTATCCGGGCGACGGTAGGCGGACCGTTAGGGTGTATGTCGCGTCGGCCGCGGAATACCCGTTGTCCTCGATCTCGGCGCCCCCGTCCAGGGTCGCGGTGCGGGTGACGCGACGGGATAGCGTCCCGACCTCGGAGTCGGCCTTGACGTCCAGGGCGACATATCCCAGCGGGTCGAAGACGTCTGCGGATAGGACCGTCGAAAACATGGCGCGTTACCCCATCGCCCCGAGCAGCATTTCCAGGCCTTCCTCGGACGCCTTGACCTGAATTTTCCGCATGATTTCCCGCCATATCTGCTCCAACGGCTGTTCCAGACCGTCGGCTTCGATGCGGAACAGGGCGTCGGTTTTGCCCAGGGCTTCGGTCCGTTTGTCCATGTAGCGGATTTGTGCCTCGATCAGTTTTTCCTGCAGATCGAGCGCCTTTTGCCGGCGCTCTTCCTCGCGGTGAATCATGTCCATGATGTCGAACTTCTCGGAGATCGAATCGGTCCCCTGCAGCTTCCCGAACAGGTTGTTGATCAGGTCGCCGGTCGAATTGACCGTGTTGTCGATCGAGGAGAACGCCGCCTTGACCTGCTCGGTCTGGGATTCGAGCTCGGCGATATTGAGCTGCACCGTTGCCTCGATGAACTTGATGCGCTCGTTGCTGGCGAGCTTTTCCATTTCGAGGGCATACTTGGCGGCGGCCTCCTGCGCCTTGTCGGCCTTCTTAGCGGCTTCGTCCATCGCCTTGCCCTGCTCGTCGACATCTTTCGCGGAGGACGCCGCGGCCGATCCCACCTGCACGAACGTCACCCGGCCCATGTCGTCCATGACCGCCTTGTAGCCTTGCGCCCGTTCCTCGGCCGTCGCCCACTCGGTGCTGACGGCCTGAGCCGCGCCGGTCATCTTGTCGGTTGCGGCGGCTGTTTCGGTCGCCGACATCCCGAGACGCTTCATCGCCTCGGCGATGGGGTCGAGGTCTCCCAGGTCGATCGGCTCGAACTTGCCGGTTTGCTCTGCCGTTTCCACGGCGGTGAACCCGATCTTTTCGAGCGCCGCGGCCGAATCCTTCATCTGTTGTTGGGCGTCGGCGTCGCCGATCTCGTCGAACGAGTCGCCGATCTTCTTGAACGCGTCGACCGCTTCTCCACCGTTCCGGGCGGCGCTGTCGGCGAAGTCTGTAATGACGGTATCGAGGTTGCCGCTGATCTCGGACAGCCGGTCGTGGAATGCGCCGAGCGTCATCGCATCGATCACGCCGACGAAGTCCTTCACGAACGTCCCGAGAACGCCCATGATGGAATCGAAGACCGCCTGGAACCCATTGAACAGGCCATCGGCCACGTCCATCACGTCGTCAACGAAGCCACGGATGTTGGTGCCGGAATCCTGAAACGCGGTCGCCAGCCCGCCGATCGCCAGTCCGAAGTCGGCGATCATCTTCATCGAGCCGAGGAACTTGCCGGCCATCACGTTGGCCTCCTCGCCGGCCTCCCCGGATCGATCGGCCAGTGATCCCATCGCCTGGAACAGCGGCTCGAACTGCTCGGCGATGCCGCGCGTCACATCGATCAGTCCGGTGACGATGTCGACCACTTTTTGCAGCGCCTCGGCCAACCCTTCCGGGGTGTCGAGGTCGATGTCTCCGAACAGATCCTTGAAAAGGGTGCCGGCCTCGTCGCCGAGGTCCGAGAACGCCCGGAGCAGCTCGGAGAAGTCGAGCTTTTCGAGTGCGGCCGGCAGATCCTCAGCGATCCCCGCGAGTGTTTCCGCGGCCGTCGCGCCGAACGACTGCAAGGCATTCAGGATCGGGTCGAACGCGCCGGCATCGATGCCGGTGCCGATTGACGCAAAGATCTTGCCGATGGCATCGGACACGCCGCCGAACTCATCCAGCAGCGGCTTGCCGAACTTGATGGCGGCGATATCGGCCGCGTTCGACATCCGCTGGATCGCGACATCGTAGTTTTCCGACATCGCGGTGAAGGCTTTTTCCGTCGTCCCGGTGTTCTCGCCCATCTGCTTCAGGGCATCGGAAAACAACCCGGTCTTGTCAGCACCGAGGATCAAGGCGCCCTGCAGCGCCTCGGTCGAGGTGAAGATTTTCGACAGTCCCTCGGTCGTTCCCCCGGTCGCCTCGTAAATCTTGCGGAGCGCCCCGTCCATGCCGAGCGACTTGAGGGTCGTCGTATCGAGCGAAATGCCCAGGGCGGACGCCGCCTCAGAAGCCGCCTTCGACGGCGAGATGAACGTCTCGATCACGCCGCGAATCTTGGTCATCGCCTCGGACGTTGGGACGCCCGCCGCCGTGACGGCCGCGATCGCCGCCGAGAGATCGCCGAACGGAACTCCGGCGGCGGACGCGATCGGCGTGACTTGGGACAGCGACTGCGCCAGCTCCGGCACCGTCGTCTTGCCGAGATTGACCGCGGTCAGCAGATCGTCGGTGTAGTTGGCGGCCTCGCCGGTCGCCGCGCCGTAGGCGTTGAGGGTGCCGGTCAGGACGTTGGTCACCTCGGTCAGATCGGCGCGGCCCGCGACTGCGAGCTTTTCCGCTTCCGACACGAACGCGATCGAGTCCTCGTACTTCACGCCGGACGAGATCGCCTCGTAGATGGCGCCGTTGATCGAGTCGATGGACTGCGTTGACGTGGCGGCGTAGTTCTCGATTTCGGTCCCGAACTTGCCGACCTGCTCGGACGTGCCGCCAAACAGGGTGCCGATTTCCTTGACCGAGTCGGTGAACTTCCCTGCCTTGTCGACCGATATCGCGACCATCGCCACGCCGACGGCCGCCAGTGCCGCCTCGGCCTTCAGCAGCGAGTCGGTGAAGTTGGCGAACGGCTCGGCGAACGCCTCGACGCGCCCCGACAGCCCGGCGAAATCCGAGTCGATATTCTTCAGCGTCCCGCCGAGGTTATCGACCGCGTTGAAGATGATCGCAACCGCGAGATTCTGGTCGGCCATTACGTCACCAGGAAAAAGATTGACACCACGCCAGCGCCAAGGATGGCGCCAAGCGCTAGAAGGCGGGCGATAGTGCAGGGCCGGCATTCATCGAACAGCCACCAGGCCTTTCTGGTGCTTTTATCGCTATCGCTCATGCTTCTCCCTCGAACCACTTGCGCTTGATCGCGCGCTCGAGCAGAAAGATGCTGCGGCTTCCCATGTGCCCAGCCATACCGGAGATGGCGCCGGTGGCCCAGTCGGACAAATCAAAATGCTGGGCCAGCGAGATCGCGATGACCCCGGCAAAGCCGGAGTAGGTGAGATCGCCGGCCAGCTCAAACAGGCTGAACGGCCTCCGGCCGGTCCGGACGCCGCCAATGTAATGCGCAAGCCCGCCCCACAATGCGAACAGCAGGAAGATCCATGTCTCGCGACTTCGACCAAGCTCATCGAACTCGTGCATGGCTGTGCAGCGGGTCTCGCGCCAGGGACTAAGCCGCCGGCGTGTTGGCCGAGATCGCGTCGGCCAGTTCCTGCGTCTGCGCGCCCAGGCGCTCAGACAATGCGACCAGAGCGTCCTTGTCGTCCGACGCGATGGCTTCGTCGAGCTTGGTCTTGAGGTCGCCGAGCAGCACGATGGCGGAGTCGCCGACGGATTCGATTTCAGTGACGCGTGCGACGAGGGTATCCAGTTCAATTGACATACGATTCACCTTTTCTTCAATACGGGTTACCGCGGCAAAGATTCGTTTGTCCATGTCGCCGCCAAACATGGCCGAAATCAGTCCCATCAGTCAGTCCTGCATCGTGTGGGTCGCCCGGAGCACGTCATTGCGCTTTCAAACCAAAACCGGTGGGTTCGGCTGGCGGTCCGGGCCGAGTAAAATTTACGGTGTTGGAAAAGTCCGATTCCTGGTTACCCCAGACAGCGTCCTTGATGATGTGGGTGGCCTTGATGGCATGGGCTCCGGACGTGATGCTGGCGCCATCGTAATTGCAGTACGGTCCGGAGCTGCCCGAGGTCACTGCGACTTCGATCTTCGCCCCACTGTCCAGATAGATGCCGCAATGGGTCGGCTTCGGGGTCGACGCCGACGGGTACGGATCGGACCGGAAGAACGGAGCGGCCGTCGCTGCGGCGGATAGGCCCAGCAAGATCAGGGCGAGGCAAAGGTTCTTCATTGTTACCACCTGTTTTGGCTAAAGCCCCAGCGCGGCCCGCTGTTCGCGGCCCCACTCGCGGACGGTTTCCACATGGGTTTTGAACGCGGCGACTTCCTCCGCCTCTCCGGCCTGCAGCTCGTACAGCCCGGCACCGGCCCCGATCATGATCCGGGCATAAAACAGCTCATCGTCGACGCTGTACCGTGCCCGGATCTGGTCGATCATGCGCTCGCTGATCAGCCGGCAGTGCGGGCTTGCGGTCTTGATCGCCTCGCGCAGTTCGGGCGTGATGGTCACCGATTCAACGCTCGCCGCGATTTCATCCGGTTGCTCCGGCAGCGTCACCCCGTCCGGCACCGCGACGTAGGTGTAGCCGTCGTCCAGCGTGCATAGCTCGGTGCAGCCGGAGTCAGGCGGCGTGGCGAGCGTGTGCGTGGTCCACTGGTCGGTAGCTTTCAGGTAGCGAACAATAGAGCTCATGGTTGCGTTCTCGCGTTGAGGTCAGCAGATGGCGCAGTGAGGCGGTGCGCTTGGCGTGGCCGAGGCTGGAGACCAGCCCTGCCCGATCGCCCGAGGCGATGGCTCGCTTGGCCACGTAAAGTGCTCGCTTCCGGATAAACCGGCGTTGTCGCCAGGTGCGGTAGCCGACGAAATTGATGCCCCTGGATACGGGCGCGATGGTGCTCTTCGAGAGCTGCAGCTTCAGGTGCGCATTGAGGAACTCGACAATCCGGTCTCGCAGCGCGAAGGCCTGCGCCTGGCTCAAACCGAACAGCACTGAGTCATCCACGTAGCGGCAGTATAGGCGGATGCCCAGGTCACGCTTGACGAAGTGGTCGAGCGGATTCAGGTAGATCAGCGCGTAAAGCTGGCTGAGTAGGTTCCCGATCGGAATGCCGAGCGGCTCGCCGTGTTCGGCGAACAGCATCATCACGTCGACGAAGCGGCGGTCCTTGATTTTCCGCTCGATGAGCTGGCGCAGAATCGACCGGTCGATCGAGTAGAAGAACCGTCGAACATCAAGTTTAAGGGTGTAGCTTTCCGGGGCGCATTGCCGCAGCGCCCGCTGCGCATAATCCGCCGCCTTGTGGGTTCCGAAACCAGGTCGGCAGGCGTAGGACTGCGCGATAAAGGTGCGGTCGAATAAGGGGTAGATGACCTGGTAGATGGCATGCTGCACCACGCAGTCGCGGAAGGCCGGCGCATGGATCAGGCGCGGCTTCGGTTCGCGCACGACAAACTGGTAATACGGTCGTGGCTGATAGCGGCCATCGTGCAATTCGGTCAACAGCGCGTGAATTTGTGACCCGATCCGGCGCTCGAACTGGAAGCAGGCGCGCTTCTGGCGCTTGGACTTGCGGGCGTCCAGATAGGCCTGGTACAGGCGCTCTTCGGTAAACGCGTGCTCGAACAGGTGTCCTGTCCTCTTCATAGTGCCACCGCCTGACCGTCGCGCAGCGCTACCAGAAAGGCGGCGAGCAGCAGATTTCGCCCAAGGCAGGAAGGCGTCTCCCTTTGCTCCACTCCGCCCTGTCGGGCCGTGAGGTATGAAGCGAGGTCGGAACGTGCCCCGATGTTGTTGTTCGAGTTCGTCCGGGTGTTGTTCAGGTTCAGCGCCCACACGCCGGCTATCGTCGTGTTGTTCCAGTTGCCGCCGGAGATCGGGCACAGCATGTCAGGACGCCTCCCTTAGCTTCTCGGCCTGCATCCATCCGCCGATCATGCGTCCCGGCTCGTCGACAGTCCGTGACAACGTGAGAAATCGGTGAGCGGCCAGGGCCTTCGAGTCGAAGTCCTGGCCGCGCGATCTCCCATCCTTAAATCCGAAGTAGCCCAGTTCGTGAGCCAGATTGATCAGCATGCGCAGCTGTTCATGGCGCACGTCGAGATTCGTCAGTGTCGTTTTCTTGTGGTATCGCTTCTGCGCTTCGACGATGTAACCATAAACGTCATAGGCCGCCTGCCGAATCGCAAGGCAGATCCCGTACTTCTCATGTTTTGGGAAGTGGTTCAGGTACACGTTAAGCAGGTTGGCAAAGTCCACAAACTTACGATTCAGCTGCGCTTCTGAGTGCAATCCCATCTTGGCGCTACTTCCCTGCCGCTACCGCGGCAGGCCACATGGTTACAGGTAAAGGCCGGACCGTGCCCCGATGTAGGTGCTCGAGCTCGCCCGGGCGCTGCTCAAGTACAGCGCCCACACGCCGGCTCCCGCCGTGGTGTCCCAGAGGCCGCCGGAGAGCGGGCACAGCAGATCGCGCACATACTGGTAGTAGTAATCCGAGCCGAACAGGCTCGCGCCGCCCGCCACGGCGCCCGGCGCGCACAGCGCCAGGCCATCGAGTGTCCAGTTCGCGCCGCTGACGTTGCCGCGAAGCGCCGCTGCGGCACCATTGCCCCAGCGCCGGTCGTACACAGCATTGGCTGCTACTGTGGTGTTGAGGAATCCGGTGCCGGCGATCTCGTCCATCATTGCGGCCACGCCGGTGGCGCCCCAGTGATCCGTCGCAAGTGACGTTCCGCTAGTGAAATCACGCATCCGTACCGTCGTTTTCGCCGCGTACCACTTGCCGCGCGTCGCCGTGCCCGCGCTGCTGTAGGCGGTGTATCCGGTGGCGTTGACGCCGTCCAGGCTGAAGGAGTTCGCGTCGACTACGGTGATGGTGTAAAGCCGCCCATTCAGCTGGGTCATGCCGACGACCGAATCGATCTGGATTACGTCACCCGTGGTGTAGCCGTGCCCCGTCGCGGTGACCACGCAGGGGTTCGCCTGGGTCGCGCCGCTGATCGTTTTGGCGGATCCGATGCAGGTCATGCCGATGCTGACTTCCCACATGTTGCCGCAGAGATCTGCGACGCCACAGTTCTGGCCGTTGTGGGTCGACTTGGCAAAGATGTTTCCGGCGCCCCCGCCATAGCCGGCTGATCCGGTCTTGCCGGCGTTGCTGTAACCGTCCGACTGCCACTTGACGACCGTGTCGTCGGTGCTGGCCAGTGCGTTGTTGTCGCAACCGCGCGGCGCGACGACGCCGGAGGTCGCCCACCAGGCGCAGTAGGTGTTGCTCACAGAGTTCTGCGCGTGCGCCAGGCTCAGCATTGCCAGGGCAGACCATTGAAAGCGGCTGATGCAGGCGAAGGTTGCGCCGCGCGTCTTTGCTGCTGGAATCGCGCCGGCGTAGATGTTGTCGCTGGCACTGAGACCTGTCAGTGAGCCCCACGGATTGTGGGCACTGTTCGAGCTGAGCGGGTTTCCGTTCTTGATCGAGCTGGCGATCGTGTTGCCGCTGTAACTGTTGGCCGACCACTGGTACTTGTCGACGAAGAAGCCGGGCTGCTCGGTGCCATCGTAGAACGCGCGATGCAGCGCGAACCCGGCCGCGTTGGCGGCGGTGACGTTTGGAAAGGCGTTGTACGGCAACACCTCGATCTGGTTGGTGTTCGACTGGATGCGGTAGAAGAACGCCGGAATCCAGCACATGACTGAACCGTCCTGGTACTGGTAGTTGCCGTAGTTGTCCGACAGCGGGCTGTCATAGCCCGTCATGGGCGTCATGCCGGCCGGCAGTGATGGGCAGATGCCGACACCGAAGCCGGGGCCGCCCGGGGCGCCGATGTCATTCACCCGCGCAGCCTGGCCGAAGTGGAATCGCTGCTCGTGCAGCAGGATCTTGGAGCTGGTGTTGTTCGTCGGCATGACTTACAGCTCCGTGATCTGCGCGGCGCCATTGGCCGCCGACCAGATGCCGTCGATCACGCCCGTGTAGACCCAATCCGTGGGCGATTCGTAGGTGTCGCCCGGACCGAGCTTGGTCGTGTAGCTGGTGGCCGATGCCGTGGCGCCGAATTTGACGTACAGGTCCGCGGTGGATTCGTTGTAGAGGATGACCCGTCGCCGGTTTTCGTTCGCGGCCAACAGCGAGACGCTGGCCGCGGAGGCCGCGACGCGTGAGATGGTCGCCGTTGCCGCGGCGCCGGCGGTTTTGGTTGGCACGGCAGCGGCACGCAGCTGCGTGTCGGTCAGCGGGCCCAAGACCGGCACCGGGTTGCCGCTATCGTTGGCGATCTCGATGTCGGAAATCTGCGCATCGATGGTCGCGCCGATCAGCACTTTTCCGTCGGCATCGACTGCGACCGGCACCAGCTGGCCGTTGTGAAGTCCAAGAAGCTGTACGGGGGCGCTCATGTGTTCACCGTTAAATCGTTCGCGGTTATCGTCCGGATGGTTTTATCGACTCTGCGTACTTCGCCCAGACCTGCATTTCCAATTCGGTGAGCCGCCCGTACGGAAACCACTCGGGGATCAGTTCAAAGAGCGGCTTTCCGAATTTCCAGCCGAGGGCGCACGCGACCCGGACGGCCGGGATTTTCCAGAGTCGCTCGACTCCCCCAAAATAGCCCCCTGGCCGGACAGCCCGCCGATCATGTTGGTGAGGATCAGGAAATCCACCGGGAACAACTCGGCAAGCCTCACGACCGTCGGACGGTCCAGCTTGGGGGACACGCACCCCAGCAGCAGCGTCTCGATCCGCTTGGCGTGCTCATCGGGAACCGACGACCGGCCGCGTCCGATCGCCGCGAGGACGGCCGCGACGCGCTCGGGTGGCTCGTCCGAAAGGAGGCCGGCGACGATCTCGGTGACGTCCCGGTTGATCTTGGCGGCCTCGTGGCATTGCGCCAGTTCCTCTCCGGTCAGCTGGCGCAGCTGGAACTCCGGGGGATCGCCCCCGAAGAAGTCGCGGAGCGCTTCGATCGTCCGCGACCCGGTCCGAAGCGTCGCCTTCGTCGAATTGAATCGGTCGGCGTCGAACGGCATCGCTTAGCCCTCAAAGTCCTTGGTCGGCTCCTGGCCCGTGATCGTGCATTGCGCCTGTACCTGCGAGGATTTCGGATACGTGCGCGCGATCCCGAGCGTGCCTTGGGTCAGGGAGTAGGGGAGACGGTTGCGATCCTGGCGGAACCGGAACAGAAGGTTCTTGCCGGCCTGCCCGATGAGCGAGTCGGTGTGGCCGTCATCGAGCAGCGCCGTGAATTTACCCTGCCCCATCGATTCCGTCTGGCCACCGCTTGATCCGCCGTAATACTCCTGCGACGTGGACGAGAACGAACGCTCGATCGGGACGAAGTCCAGTGTCCGCGCGGCCGCCTGGAATACCGGGGTGTAGACCTTGGCATACACTTTCTTGGCGACGCCACCGGTATGGGACAAGGGCAGCGCGGCTGCCATCACGACGGCGCCATCGAGCGCCTTGATTTCGTAGCTTGGGAATGCGGCACGCTCCATGTGCTGGCCGTGAATCTGCAGGATCTCGGTTGCCTCAACTGGAGCGGCGGTGACGCTGGTCGTCCGCACCTGCCCCACCTCCACCGACCCCACCGGGATGAACGGCGGTCCTCCGTCGGCGCCTCGCGTCTCGGAAAACGCGGTGCCATCGACGCCAGCGATAGCGGCGATGGCGCCCAGGCTGGTCACCGTAATCGATGTGATCCGATGCGTGTCGGTCGTTAGTCCGCGCGAGATGGTGACGTCGGCCTCGGTGGCCACCGAGACGTCAACGCCCGCGAGTGAAACCAGCAACTGCGCCACGTCGACCTTGTCGTTGGCCGCGCTCGCGGCTGGCGTGATCGTGCCGCCGTTCTTCACGCCGTCGGGCGCGATCGTCGGCGCGAATCCGGAACAGCGCGACCAGGGCGCGTGTGCGGACTCAAGCGTGGTGTGATCGCCCGAGTCCGTCAGCGCGTGGAACGCGTGCAGGGTTTGTCCGGCCTCGAACTCGATCTGGGCATTGGCGGAAATCGACATGGTATTACCTCATGATGTAGTCAAGCTCACGCCGAGCGTGAAGCGAAGTTCGAACAGAGCCCAGCCGACGCTGGAGACGGGGTCCATATGGCCGGTGAACAGCATGGGTTCGAAGCCGTCGCCAGGAGACCATCCTTGCAGCGCCCGGATCACAGCCAAAGCCAGAGGGCCGGCCAGGCGGGCGGCGGAGGTGTCTCCGGCCTCTCGTTTGAAATGCGGCACCACCACCAACACCGACCAGGTCTGCTGAGCGCGGATCTCGCCGTACCCATCCTGCGCGTCGGAACTGCCCTCCGCCGGTTCCACGAAGGCGGCAGGAAGCAGGCTGGTGATGGAGCTGGAGGCGGCAATCAGCGACGAGGAATCGACCGTCTTGAACGCGGGAACTTCGGAGCGGATGCGATCGATCAACAGCGGTTCCGCGTCGAAGATTCCGCCGAGGTCGGCCAGGAGATCCCAGTCCTGCGCGATGGCAAGATTCCCGGTGGTCATGGCGCCTTGCTCAGTTCGTAGCGGATCTCCTGGGCGAAGATCTCTTGCAGCTTCTGGGTGGTTTCGTCGGCCACTTTCTGCTGAACGCCAAGCATCCGCGACCCGACCTCCACGGTCGTCTCGACGATCTGTCCGTTCTCGCGGTGGAAGATCCCGACGTGTCCCGATTTGAACGGCATCAAGAAGCTGCCGTAAAAGAACCGCGACCCGAGCAGGACGCCGCCGCTGGTGGCCTTGGGCTTTCCAGACAGGTAGCCAGCAGGGATGGCGTTCACCCCAAGCCAGGCCTTCTGGTAGACACCGGTGTCTGTTCTCTCGGTAAATGCCCGGCTGCGGGCGCGCCTGAGATCCTTTTGCAGCATCGGCATCGATGGCGCGATCTCCTTGACCAGGTGCGAACGGGCATACAGGGTTCCTTTCGAGTAGGTGCGCTTGGCCGCGCGCATCAGCTGGAGCGGTAACAGCCCGAATGCTTCTCGCGCCTCCTCGATCCCCTGAATCTCGACCCGTGACATGGGCTACTCCGGCCTTACGACGACGCTGGTCATACCGCCATCCTCGTCAACCAGATCGGCGATGAAGTAGTTTTGCCCACTGACCGCAACGGTATCGCCTGCCCTAGCCCCCGTTGCGCTCAGTTCCTCCGATGGGACCAGCACGCGAGGATCGGGGCGCGTGAAGGCGTGTTCCGTCGGGCCCTGGCTATCCCGCCCTGGCGCCAGGAATACGCCGACCAGATCGGTCGCAACGCCGCCCGCAACGATGGTCACGGGCTGGCCGTGAATCCGCAGGACGGCGCTGTTGGCAAGCTGGGCGGCAGCGGCGAACATGATCAGGCAATCGCGCTATCCACCAACACCCATGCTGCACCAGTCGACTGGAACAGCGCGTAGTCGTTGTTGGCATCGATCGCTGCGTGAGTGCTCCCGCCGGCGATCTGCTCGCTGCCCGCAGGATCCAACGTAACCGCCTGAGCGGTCGCATCCGTCTTGCGGACCCTCAGCAGCGCTCCGGGAGGGATACTGGCAACGCTAACGATTGCGAGAGTTTTAGCGCCCGTGTTCGGCACGATCAGCGTCAGCTCGCCGCCCAACAGGTCCCCTGCGCCGATGGACTCGTTGCCGGTGGCTGCCAGCGTCAGAACGCGCGCGCCCTCTTCCGCGAATTCAGCAAGGTCGACCAGCGCTTCGGTCGCCGATGTTCCGGCCGCTTCCGCGGCATAGCCGATGAAGTAGGCATTCTTGGCGGGAGCATTGATGACGTTAAGCGCTGATGCGTCCCACCACAGCTTCTGGCCTTGCGTAATGGCACCACTCGCCTTCGCCAGACGGACAACGCCATCCAGCAGCACCGAGCCAACGGCGGTGGACGCGATATCGGTCTCGGCAATACCCAATTGCTGTTGGCCGAAGACCACTACCGCACCCGATGCGACAGCGCTCCCGGTGCCGTTGGTCCAGTCGGCAATCCGACCTTCTTTGACGAAATTCTTCATGGTTTACCTCTGTTAGCCTGTATGTGTTCCTGACTCTTGGCTGTTACCGGGGCTTGTTACTGGCCGGCGTTCTTGTACCCGCCGCGGAAGTCATTAGCCGCCACGCCGTAATCGAGGCGCACTTTCCATCGGATCGCGTCGGTGAGAAATTCCTCTTCATCAGCCACGTACGGGGTCTGCTGGCCATCCAGGAATCGAACTTCCAGCAACGGTGCGTCCATGGGGTCCGCGATCAGATACCAAGCCGTCGTGCTGGTGGCGTCCAGTGTCGGATCAGAGACCACTTCCAGCGGGCCCCAGTCGCGAATGATGTTCCGCTTGAGCTGCGCAGTCGTGTCGGTATTGAACTCCGAGGCAATCACGGTGCGTGCGTCATCCTCCTTGACGACGGGCACCAGCAACACGCGCGGCATGATGTTGAGGTAGTCATTACCGCTTGGGTCCTTCTGCTTCCGCATCGCCGCGCGGCCCGCGCTCAAAGTCGCGACAGTGATCGATGCGGCGGACCCCGCCAGATTGGAATGCTCCGTGCTGAACAGGTTGTAGCCATCGCCCATTGCGCCATTGGTGTTGATGACGCCGTACACGTCGGCATTGACCGTTCTCGCAGCAGCGCGCCCCAACATCTGGGCCAGGCGCGCAAACCCGTTCAGATCATCATTGATGATCATCTGGCGCGTGAGCTGGATGAACCTGCCCTTGGTCGCCGCGGTGAGCTGCGAGCGCTCCTCGCCGATCGTGCCCTGCTTGTATTCGGCACCTTCTCGGACTGTCTCCAGCGTGCTGAAGGAGCCCATCCGGACCAAATTGATAGTCTTGAAATCGGACACCTCTCCAGCGGCCGCGATCTTCTGCCAGGTGGAAGGGAATGCCTCGTAGGCAGCCTGCAGCGCCTTGTTTGCGGCGTCGGCCAGCAAGAGCGGGAAATCCGAGCGGCTATGAGACGCCAGTACCCGTCCGGCGATTTCTGACCGCGTCATGCCGCGGGTAGACGCCCCGGAAGACTCCAGGCATAGCGCAGCCATCTCGTGCAGCGCTCGCCCACGGTATGGGTTGGTGCGATCGTCCTTGCCGTGGCCCATCCGATGCGCAAGAGCCGCGGAGATGCCGATGCGAAACTTTTCTTCCGACGATTCGCCCACGTCCACCCGCGGGGTAGCCGCCAGCGGCTGCGCCGACTTGCCCAGCTCTTCCAGGAGGCGCGCGGAAACCGTTTCCAGCGGGATGCTCGGATCGTCCAGCATTTGGTCCTGCAATGCTGCGACCGCCTCGTTGTTGACGAATGGACGGAATCGGGCCCGCACTTCGCGCGCGCGCTCGGCGATCTCGGATCGTGCCTTTTCGGCGGCGGCCGCCTCAATGCGTGCAATATCCGGCGGCGGGGTGGTGGCTGCGGGTGAATTGGCCGCGGCCTGAGACTCTTTGCTCATCGTGGATTTCCTCTCGGACATGGAAGAGACCGGCCGCGGGGCCGGCATGAAACGGTTATTGCGGTACTGCGCGGCAATCGCCAACTCGCCAGTGACTTCGTCGATGAAGCCCCCATCCTTCGCCTCTTCGGCGGTATAAAAATGGTCCTTGCCATCCTTCAACAGCGCCAACACCTGGTCGCGGGTCTGACCGGATCGCTGGTAGGCCGACGCCATGGCGTCCGCGTACTTGTCCAGAACATCCGCCATGTCGCGCATATCGGCCGCGTTGCCGGCGACGACGCCCCAGGGCGCGTGGATCATCAGCAGCGCATTGGCCGCCATCTGCCGTTGGTCTCCGGCCATCGCAATCAGGCTGGCAATGGACATAGCAACGCCTTCGACGGCGGTGGTGATGGTGGCATCCTTCCGGCGTAGCGCGTTGTAGATGGCCAGGCCGTCGGCCACAGAGCCGCCGTAGCTGTTGATCCGGACGGTGATCTCATCCGCGTCGACTGCGTCCAGTTCCGCGACGAACTTTTTCGCGGTGACGCTCTCGTCGCTCCACCAGCTCTCGCCGATATCGCCGAAGATGTAGATCTCGGCCGCTTCCGGTGTCTTACCGGCGCGGAGTTCGTACCAATGCGGTGACGTTTTCGCCATTTTGGGTGCTCATTTGTGGGGATGTTCCCTTCGGCTGCGTCACGCCCAGCGTGACACCCTTTTCGTCGGCCAAGCGACGCCAGCGCGCCTCCTGATCGAGCACGTCGGTCGGGTTCTGGCCGCGACGGCGCACGATCTCCGGACCCGAGGCATGACCATTTCGCTCCAGCGTCTCCCAGGCATCGGCCTCCTTGGCCGGATCGATCCATGGCATCTGGGGCGGCAGATAAGTGGCGTCGTTGATGCTTGCTTCCGCCACATCGCGCGGCACACGCAGCAGGCCGGCGCCGACAGCGACGTTGATGAATGCCTGGTACACGGGCTGGACAAACTGATGGGAGAATTCAGCCGACAGCACGGCATAGTTGCCCCAGCTCTCGACCAGCTCTTGCCGCTGAGCCGAGTACGTCCCGTTGTAGTCGCGGGCCAGTGAGGAGTAGCTCGTCCCGACACCCGCCGCGATGGCCCGGAGCTGGCCATTCCGGTAGGGTTCCAGCTGGGCATTCGGCCGTTTGGAGTCGATGAGGCCGATTTCTTCCCCGGGCAGCAGATCGTCGAAGATCATGCCGGGCCGAAATTTGAGATCGCGGGGTTCACCGGAGTGATCCGCGCTGTAGAAATCGGGCGCGCCCTTCTTGATGAAGGCCGCCATCGAGGCGGCGACCTTGGCCGCAATTCGCTCCGATTCCTCGTAGTCCTTGATGTCATCCAGGCGCAACAGGACCGACCCGAACACACTGACACCGCGCGCCTGCCGAATGCGGTCGACCATCTTGATGTGCAACACGTTGTCGGCGCTGACCCGCTTGATGTCCGATCCGGTCGGCAGCCGCATCATGTCGCCCGGGTGCTGCTTGTAGAGGTGATACGCGACTGTGCGGCCCCAGGCATTGCGTTCGACGCCGGCAGTGATTTCGGGCGTCTCGTTCCGGTTGAGATCAAACGCCAGATGATCCGCTTCGATCGCCTCGACGCTGAACGGCACGATGGTGCCGTGGTTGAGTGATGGAATCGCGCCCAGGATGAGCTGCGCCAACACCTCGCCGTCGCGAATCCATGATCGGCACAACATGCGTTGCAGCGACGGCCAATCGTGCGTCCAGGACACCTCGGGTGTTTGCGCCCAATCGCGCCAGAGATCCCGAATGGCGGTCGCGAATTCATCATGTATGTCGCCGGACGCGGTCCTTGGCTGTGGCTCGATCGTAATGCCATAAGGCCCGACCACGCTGGCCACCAGTACATTCAAGGCGCCCCGCGCCAGGTCGTGGTTCTGTTCCAGATGGCGGGCTTGCTCGCGTAGCGACTTCCCGGCGCGAACCGTCGCGGTATCGGCCGAGCCCATCTCGCGCCGCTGCTTCCGCTGCGTGGAGGGCTTAGCCGCCTCGTAATAGGCAAGCGCGCGGCGCGCCTGGACCCGGCGTAGTGCTGACTCCGGGGCGAAGTAGGCGACCATGCGGTCGACGAGGTTGGTGCGATCAGGCATCGGAGAAACTCGCGATGCGATGGCGGGGAGAATTTTGAGTTGAGCCGGACGATTGACCGTCGAGGAAAGCGCGGATGGCGTTCCGCGTTCGCAGCAGGTCGGCAGCGGTCTGGTAGGTAACGCGCCGTCCGTTGACATCGCAAGTCAGCACACCGCTCGCGATCGCGGCTTCCACGCTATCCAGGTCGGTCTGTGTCCAGCTCATGCTGGAACACTACCAGCGGGTCGAGGTTCAAATTAAGGGAGAAAATGAACCTGTCGGCATTTTTTATGTTCCCGAAAATGGTTTCGGGAACATGGCGCGAGATTCATATCTCACAGCACCCAGTCATCCCGTCCGAGGCCTGACGACTGGCGCACTACGCGCTTAACTGTGCTGATGCTGCAGACGACCTCAGCCGCGATAACTTTCGGGTGCTTGCCGGCGCGCACAGCTTCGATGATGCGGCTGTCCCGGGCGTGACGGTCGAGGCTGGGCAGCCAGTGCTCGGCTCCTCCCCAGTGTTCCAGGATCAACCGGCACGACTGGTCTGCGGTGCAGCGCGCCGCGCACGGGTCGATACCGTGGTGTACCAGCGCTGCGAACATCGTCCGCCGGATGGCGGTCAGAAGATCGTCCGCGGTGGCCGGGTTCATCGTCACAGCACCCAGTCATCACGGCCCAGACCACCCCCCCTTCGATTACCGCGGCTGCGGGGCGGGTGCTGCTTGGTTGGGGGGTTTTCCGATTCCGGCACTGCGATCGGCTGCAGCCGGTTCTCTGTGGGCCTGCCTGGCTCCAGCAGCGTCTCCAGCGCTTCCCAGTCGCGAACGCGCATGGCGTGCACGCGCACTTCCGGGTGATGCGCGGCGGCCATCGCATAGACGAACGTGTCGAGGCCTTCGTTGCGCCGGCCACGGCGCTTGACCCAGCGGTTGTGCTGCGGGTCGAAGGCCTCGGAGGTCAGCTGCGCGTAGTAGTCCTCATCCAGCCCTTCCGAGAAATGAATCAGGCGCTGCGCCGGGTCGGTATCGGCATCGGCGGCGAGCCGGGCGAAGATCGCCGACTTGGCGGTGTCGGTGCCGACCATGTAGAGCTTCACGCCGCCCCGGATCACGCGGCCCCGGTGGTTCACATCGACGGCAGACGGTCGCCCCGCCAGGATTGGACGCGAGGGCGTCTGGCTGCCCTTGATCGCAATCACCCGCTTGGCCGGATTCGAACGCGCGTAGGTGTAGACCTGGTGGGTATGGTGGCCGCCGGTATCAATCGCCGCGGCCTGGATCACGAGATCCATACCGAACGCGTTCCGCAGCGGCGTGTTGAGCTTTTCGCTCAACGCCATCCACACTTCGTCGCGCGCCGGATCGCCCGGTAGCTCGAACCAGTCGATCACCCAGCAGACCTCGCCACGGCCCCAGCCGAGGATCTGGACCGACAGCCGGTCGTCCTGGGTGTCGATGCCGGCGGTGAGGATCAGGCAGCCTGGCGGCAACGTGCGAAGCGCGTACGGCTCGGCACGTTGCGAGAGCGAGGACGGCTTGATGTCGCGCGAGCGGTCGTGCCAGGACTCCGCCAGCACGGTGTTGACGAAACGCTTCAGCTTCGGTGGATCGTCGTGGACGGACTGCCACTCCTGGGCCAGTTCCAGCCAGGAATAGCCGAGTCCGATCGGCGCATACAGCCCGTTGATGTGGTAGCCGCGAACAGGGCTTTCCGGGACCTCCGGAACCCATCGGCCCTTCGCCAGCATCTCCGGCTTGTGGTGCTCTTCGATCTCGGCGCCACACTCGCGGCAGACATACCGGGCGTGGCTGACATGTCCCCCCGGCGATTTGTGCCAGCGGAGATTGGACCAGATCAGCACCTGATATTCGCCGCAGTGCGGACACGGCACATGGTAAGTGCGGCGGTCCGAGCGCTGATACTCCTCCTCGATGCGGCTGGCATCCCGGACCGTCGGCGTCGAGATCAGCATCACCTTGCGGCGTGGGAAGTTGGCGGTGCGCGCCTGGACCAGGCCGAGCGGGTCGCCCTCGCTGCCGACCTCCCAGGGAAACGCGTCGACCTCGTCGCAGATCACGTAGCGGATCGGCATCGAGCGCAGAGAACTGGGCGAATTGGCGCCGGACAGAACCAGCATGCCGCCCGGAAAATCCTTGATGTCCTTGGAGTTCGAAAGCGCCCGCGAGGCATGCGCGTCGAACAGCTCAGCAATCGTCTCGGTCTCCCGGAGCATCGGGTGTAGCCGCTGCATGATCCAGCGGTCGCGGACTTCCAGTGTTGGCGCCACAACCAGCATGGGCGCCGGGGAATGGGCCATGACATAGCCGATCCAGTTCAGGGCCACCTCGGTCGCTCCGAGCTGCGCGGATTTCATCACCACGACCCGCTGTACGGGCGAATGGTCCGACAGGCAATCCATGATCTCGCGGAGGTACGGCGTGCGGCTGGTCTTCCAACGCCCCGCCTCGCTGGATGCCTTGGCGGACAGCACGCGGTGCGCGTCGGCCCACTGTGACAGCGACAGCCGAACGCGCGGCTTGCAGGCCTTGGCGAAGGATTCCAGGAAGATCGAGGCGGAGGCGGTCATAGTTTCTGCACTCCCTCCGAGATCTCGCGAAGCACGTCCTCAATTTCCTCGACCAGGCGCCCGCGGATCGCTTCTGGCTCAGACGCGGCGGCCAGTTCGTGCGCCAAGCGGTCCGGCAGGCCCTCGAGCGCGGTGCGCAACAGCGTGCCGAGGTTGAGCCCGGAGAGCCGGACATCCGACGCTGCGACGAGCTCGCCGACCGACCGCTCGTAGTCGGTCTTGGCTTGCAGCGCCAGAAATCGCTCCTTCATCGCGCGCGCGTCCTGGTAGCTCATCTCGGAGCCGTCGCCGGACGTCTCGGCATCCGCGCCCGGCGCGATATCGGACGTCACCGCGCTGTTGACAGGAGCCGGACGCTCCGCCCGCCAGCGGGCCCGGACTTCCGAGCGGTTCGGATCTTCGGTATCCCTGATCCGCCGCACCGAGGCCTCGACGTCGACCTTGCCTTCGCGCGTCAACACCAGCCGCCCCTGCTGCTTCAGCTTGGTGACGTAGCCGACGCTGAATCCCTGCAACGCGGCGAACTGAGACTGGTTGACGGCGGTCATGGTCGAGAGTCACACCACAGGAATATTGTCGGCGATGGCCTCAAGCTTCTTGCCAATAGTGGCGCAAGTCAGGCTGATGGCGTCATCGATGACTTCTGCCGCAGTACTCACGGACAAAGAAACGTCTTCTCTGGATGATTTAACAGACTACGCTAGATAATCGATGGACGCTGCAATTGCGAATTGCCCTACAAGGCTAGGATTACATTTCGCAAAGCCTTCTCCAAACATATCATCCAGCCGTCGAGCGCCTGTGCGCAGATAGAACTCTGCCGAATCAGCGGACTGTTCAATAGCATGCTGCGCTGTAATTGACATATTTCATACCTCATAGCTGGTCACGAGTTCAGAAAGCACTTCGAGAGATGGGTCTTCTATCATCTCCCGCAGTTTAACTAGAGCGGTTTGCATGCTTTCTGTCGGAATACTTGCCACCTCTTTACGCACGGATAACGAACGCACCGAACTCGGTGCACGCATGGACCCGTCTTTAAGTACGGCATTCTGCGGCGGCCTCAGCAGATGTATATATCTGCTCTCCATAGCGTCCAGGTTCTCACGGCGGCATGGCACATACGCGTACGCGTCGAAGTCTTTAGTACCATGCTTATCAATGCGTGCATAAACATTCGTAGACTGGCCGACATAAACGACGCGGCTATCTTTAATCAGAAAATATATCCCACTAAACCCACCATACGGGAGCGACCGTTTTACAATCTCGTCCTTACTTAGTAGCGACCATCCTCCCTTTTTTGCAGCAGCGGCAGCAGTCCTTTTCCAATAAGCCCGCTGCTGAGCACTGGCTACGCGGCGCATTGCTCGTCTCCTCTTCAGACGTGAGTGACACGCCCGGCCGTTGTTACAGCAGCGGCCGGGCTTTTTTTTGCCCAAACGGGCAGGACTCTTCCGTGTGCAGGGCTGTGCAGAGTAATAAAATTACATCGCACAAAATTTCCCTTTATAAATGAGGCATGTGTAGGGCGTGCAGGGCGTGCAGGGGCATATACGTGTGCGCGCGAATTCGCACACGTCGGAGTGGTGGCGCGTGACTCGTGCGCGCCTGCGCACGTAAGGCGGGCGTTTTGCCCTGCACAAGGCTGCAAGTCGCTAATTTTTAAGCGGAAAACGTGTGCAAGGCACCCTGCACAAGCCCTGCACAGCCCTGCACACCTTGCACAAAAAGGCGCGCAACTCATGGCAAGTCCCCATGTTTCAGCGCGTCGGAGAACTTTTCAGTCACATCTCTGAGCCATTCCGGTGCATCTTTCTCGATTGGCTTGGGGTCGTAGTAGTGCGCCGGCGGATACAGCACCGTCCGCTGTTTGTAGCCCTGGCCGTTCATGATGCGGTCGCGTTTCTTCTCCACTCCGGGCAGCTTGCTGATCGATGACAGAAAGATGTGCTCCGGCGCGCAGCGATGCACGCCGCAGGCGCCGCCCCATCGCTTGTAGAGCGCGTAGAGATCGCGCGAAACGACCGGGCCTACCGGCATTTCGAGATCACCATCCAGCCATTCGCGGAAGAATCGTTCGGTGTTGTCGAGGCCGAGGTCGATCAGGTCGCGCTTGGCGCGCGTATCGGGCGGCTTGGTATGCGGCGAGAAGTCGCCGAGGTCGAGATTCAGCAGATAATCGTGCAGCGCGGCGGCGCCACCCTGCCGCATCTCGTCGGCAACCTCCTCGTAGAACTCGGCCCCGAGCGGGCCTGGCGTCCACACGACGCAATAACGCCGGTCTTTCTTGTCGAGCTTGGCGATATCGACGCGGTTTGAGAAAAACACGAAGTTACAATGGTTCTGCTCCTGGCGCCGCGGCATGTTCTTCGGATTGATCTGCCACTCGCGCTCCGTGATCATGTTCTTGAGCTTGCCCTGGACGTGATACAGCTCGACGCGGGTCACGACCTCGTTGGCGATGATGAAGAGCTTCGCGCTCGCCCAGTCGTTGAACTTGTCTTCCAGGTCGTCCTGGTTGATGTTGCCACCGTAGCGGCCATAGATCGCTCGAACGGCGCCGAAAAACAGGTTCTTGCCGGACCCCTCCTCGCCGTGCATCAGGAGCGCCGTCTGCATCTTGGCGCCCGGATGCTGTAACGGATACGCCAGCCACTTCAGAATCCACTGGTATAGCTCGTCGGCGTTCTCCTCGTTGCCGCAGAGGTACCGCAGCAGCTCCAGCAGCCGATCACAGCAACCGCTGACCGGCGCCGTTGAAAAGCCTGCCCATAAGTTGCACTCGACATTCGGATCAGAGCCCGTCGGGTCAAACCCGATCTTTTCCGACGAGACATACCGTCGCGCGGGCGACGCCTGCCACTCCCGAACGCTCTCCTTATTCATGACGTCCGTACGGAGCGCTGACAGCTTGATGATCATTCGATTGCGCCCGTCCCAGACCATCTCCGTTCCGTAGATCTTGATCATGTGCGCGAGCAGGTCGTTGACATCGCGCGGCACGAACAGCGCGGCAGCGCCCCCCTCCGCCCCGTCGAGTTGTCGCGCGGACGGCCCCACCCTGGACGACCACTTCAGCTCAACGAGCTTGCCCTCGATCTGGCTACGCACCGTGGCGATGCCCTCAAGGCAATGCAGGTCGTTGAAGTCGGTCAGCTTGCGCTCGCGTTCCAGTGAAAAAATCGGCGCGATCCATGCGCCGTTGACCGCAAGTGCGGCGGCCGAGGCTTTGGCTATGCCCGGGTTGCCGTCAGTGAGGAAATCGTCGTCGGCGCAGATCAGGATCCGCGCCTCGCGGTAGCGCTTGTGGATGATCTCGGCGACCGGCAGGAGGTTGCCGCAGTCGAAGGCAACGACGACCGGAAGGCCGGTGGCCATGTGGAGGCTCGCGCCGGTCGCGTAGCCTTCGCACAGCAGCACCACCCAGGTCGGCGTGCCGCCGATCAGATGGAACTTGCCTTTTTTCTCGAGGCCGGCTGGCCAGAATTCCTTGTCGCGATCGGTCTTACGGATGCGGTCGCGGTGAAATTCGCGGGAGAGAATGAACTGGAGACCGAAGACCCGGCCGACGTCGTTGCACATCGGCACCACGACGGCGCCCGACGGCGAGAACTTGACCCCGAACGGCTGTACACCCTTGCGTTCGAGATACTCGGAGCGACCGGTGACCTCCAGTTGATACCAGATCCGGTCGGCCCGCCTGGCGGCCCGCTCGATGCCGGCCTTGCGCGCGGCCTCAGCGCAGCGCTGATCCTCGCGCAGTCTGATGCGAAACGCTGCTTTCTGATCATCGGTGAGACCGGTCGTCTTCCCGAGCTGGATCTTCTGCGCGTTGTTCTCCTGACCACGCCAGATCCCGAACGAGCCGACAAGAACGGTGTCGCCAGAGTCGAGCACCAGTTCGTGGACGATGTACCACCCGCGCTGCTCCTTGTCGTCAACCGTCCGGCAGCGCTTGAGCCGGCCGACTTCGACGCTCGACACCTGCAACCCGGCGGCCTGCAGTTGGGAGAGAACGTCCTGGTAGTTCGACCAGCTCATCGCATCCCTGCATCAAATGGCTATGAGGTGACGACCAGGTCGTGATGATCGGCCGCGGCGCACCGAAAGCCTCCATTGCTGGTCTTGTAAGTCCATGATTTGACTAACTCCAGACTACACACCCTAGGCAAAAAACGCGACTCGCGTTGCCCGCAGGCTGAGAAGCGCGGAAGGACCCGCAAATCCGGCGCGTTTCATTCGGGCGCGTGAAAAACTTTTTCATTCGTCGAAACCGAATCCGATTCGTCAGCGAA